ATTAAAATACGATTATCAGTTATGGATTGATAGTGATATTATTTTTAATTCAGAGAAATTCTGGCAGTTAATCTTAATGGATCAAGACATTGCTGGTGGTTGGTATGCTACAGAAGATGGTAGAACCACAAGTGTCGCACACTGGTTAGATGAGGAAGACTTCAGAAGTAATGGTGGAGTAATGAATCATGAAACCGTAGAGAGTATCTCAAAGCGTCGCAAACCATTTACTGTTGATTATACAGGTTTTGGATGGTTACTCATTAAAAATGGAGTATTCGAACATGAAGAAATGAAGTATCCATGGTTTGCTCCTAAGATGCAAGTCTTCGAATCAGGCGAAGTTCAAGACATGTGTGGCGAAGATGTCTCATTCTGCCTAGATGCAAAAGAGGCAGGTTTCGAAATCTGGTGTGATCCAAGAGTTCGAGTCGGGCACGAAAAATCAAGAGTAATCTAATGGCAAGAGATAAGTACAATATCTATTGTAAAGGAAAACAAATTTTTTCTGATTTATCACAGATGGAGTACTTTGATATTATGGAAGACTTGTCAATTGAATATTATCAGACAGGTCTTCCAAGTCCTCAAGATTTAAGGACTGAAATTTATCAAGACGACTAAATGGCATCAAAAACACCTATAACGAGTGAAAAGATACTGGAAATAGTCAAAAACAAGTGGCAAATTTTCGGTATCAGTGCCTTTCTTATTTTTATATTGCAACTTTTGTCATCAAAAGTGCTTATATCAGTATTTTTAGGACTAATTATCACGACTTTACTACCTTCTGAGTCATTGAGTAAGGTATTAAAGAAACTTTCAACTAAAAAAGAGGCAAATTAAGCAAAATGGCAGTAAAATCAAAGACTGGAGCATGGGGTTCTGAAGAAATTCTTAGTTCTCCGAAAAAAACTCGTCAGGGAAACGGAAAACACACGAAATATTCGGCAACCTCTCGTAACTCGGCTCGTAAAAAGTACCGAGGACAAGGAAAATAACCAAGGTGTCTCGAAAGAGGCACTTTTTTATGTAAAATCACGTATAAATAAAGAAAAACTCCTTGTTTATGGCGATTAAAAGGATATCAAGGGCATTTAAAGACATAACATTGTCTTTTGAACCTCATCCAATAACAAAAGACCTACCAATATTAAAGAATGAGAATGCGATACGTAGATCTGTAAGAAATATAGTCGAAACTATACCTACTGAACGCTTTTTTAACTCACTGTTAGGTTCTGAAGTAAGAAGTAGCTTATTTGGATTCGTTGATTTTGGTACTGCATCAGTTATTCAGAGTCAAATTGAGACTGCAATTGATAATTTTGAGCCAAGAGTAAATAATGTACAGGTTCAAGTTAATCCTACACCAGAACAAAATTCATTTGAAGTAACTGTTCTATTTGATATTATTGGACAAGAGTTTCCATCACAAGAATATACATTTATTTTAGAAGCAACGAGATAAAATGGGGTTTACTAAATACACAAACTTAGATTTTGATCAGATAAAGACTTCCATTAAGGATTATCTTCGTGCAAATTCAGATTTCACGGATTTTGACTTTGAAGGGTCTAATTTTTCGATATTACTTGATACATTAGCATATAATACGTATATTACTGCAATTAATTCTAATATGATTGTTAATGAATCCTTTTTGGATTCTGCAACTCTTCGTGAAAATGTAGTTTCATTAGCTAGAAATATAGGATATGTACCCCGTTCTAAGACGGCAGCAAAGGCAGAAATAACGTTCAGTGTAAAAAGACCTGATGGTAATGAATCAGGCACTGTGACGCTCAAGAGAGGTCTTATATGTACAGGAAATGTCAATAATACTTCATATGTATTTTCAATTCCAGAAAACATAACAAAAACTTTTGCTGAAACAGCATCAGGTGATTTTATAGCATCATTTGAAAATATAGAAATATATGAAGGAACATACTTAACGAAACAATTTACACATGATGGATCATTAGATCAAAAATTTATTATTAATAATTCATCTCTTGATACTTCTACACTTACAGTGTATATTAAAAATGAAAATGAAAATGGATTGGGAATACAATATTTTCCTGTAGATAACATTATTGGTGTAACTTCCCTATCTCAAATTTATCTTCTTCAAGAAGTACAAGATGAACAATATGAATTATTATTCGGTGATGGATTAATAGGTAAAAAATTAGGAACTGGTAAGGATAATGATGGTAATATAATTACCGCAAATTATATTATTAGTAATGGTAAAGAAGGTAATGGGGTAAGGAATTTTGCTTTTTCTGGAAGTTTAGAATTATCTAGTGGAACTCTTTTGAATCCATCAGATATATCTGTTACAACTAACCAGGCATCCCAGAATGGGGGTGAAATAGAGTCAATTGACTCTATTAAGTATTTTGCACCTAAGATATATTCAGCACAGAGCAGGGCGGTTACAGCACGTGATTACGAGGCTATTATTAAGAAGATATATCCCGATACAGAAAGTGTTTCTGTTGTTGGCGGTGAAGAATTAGATCCTCCTGAATATGGAACTGTAACTATTAGTATTAAACCGAAAAATGGAACCTTTATTTCTGACTTTAATAAAACTAGAGTTTTATCACAATTAAAACAATACTCTATATCTGGTATAAGACAGAAAATACAAGATATTAAAGTACTATATGTGGAAATTGATTCTTCTGTATATTATGATGCCACTAAAGTATCTACTGCAAATTCATTAAAAGAAAGTGTAATCAATACATTGACTACTTATTCCAATTCAGTAGATTTAAATTCATTTGGTGGAAGATTTAAATATAGTAAAATCCAGCAACTAATTGATATTACTGATGGTTCTATAACATCTAATATTACTAAAGTAAGAATTAGAAGAGATTTAAGAGCATTAATAAATCAATTTGGACAATATGAACTTTGCTTTGGTAATAGATTCCATGTAAATAGTGATGGATATAATATAAAATCGACTGGATTTACTATATCAACAGAACCAGGTACAGTATATTTGACAGATATACCTAATAGTGATAAGAAAACTGGAATTATATCAATAGTAAAACCAATTAGTAATGAAGAAACTAGGGTTGTTGTTAAATCTGCAGGAACTGTTGATTACATTAAAGGTGAAGTACTATTAAATACTATAAATATCACGTCAACAGTTAAATCTAATAATATCATTGAGATACAAGCTTTTCCTGAATCCAATGATATTCTAGGTTTAAAAGATTTATATTTGAATTTTAACATCTCTTCAAGTTCAATAAATATGGTTAAAGACGTAATTGCTTCTGGCGATGAAATATCTGGAGTAGTATTCTCTAGAGATTATTATACATCAAGTTATTTAAATGGGAATTTAATAAGACAGTAATATGATAAAGACTGGATTTGAATCTAGAGTAAAGATTCAACAGATAATTAATAACCAATTACCTGAATTTCTTTTGGATGAAAATCCAAAAGCTGTAGATTTTTTAAAGCAATATTATATTTCTCAAGAATATCAAGGTGGTCCCGTTGATATTGCAGAAAATTTAGATCAATATTTGAAACTTGATAATTTAACACCTGAAGTTGTAGTAGATAGCACTACTCTTGAATCTGATGTTACATCTACAGATACTACTATTACTGTTAATAGTACAAAAGGATTTCCATCAGAATATGGACTATTAAAGATTGATAATGAAATAATTACATATACTGGTCTAACAACTAATACATTTACTGGATGTAAACGTGGATTTAGTGGTATTACGTCATATCATGGTGATGTAAGTCAAGAAGAACTTGTATTTTCTTCTACTTCTGAGGATGGACATCTTGCTAATAAGAATGTACAGAATTTAAGTTCCTTATTTCTTAAGGATTTTTATAAAAAATTAAGATATACCTTTGCACCTGGATTTGAAAATATTAATTTAGATGAAAAATTAGATGTTAGTAATTTTATAAAAGAAGCAAAATCTTTCTATCAATCAAAAGGAACTGATGAATCAATTAGAATTCTTTTTAATGTTTTATATGGAGTAACACCAACTGTAGTAAATTTAGAAGAATTTTTAATTAAGCCATCTTCTGCAAACTATATTAGAAGAGAAGTTGCGATTGCTGAAATAATTTCTGGAAATCCTATAAAATTAGTAGGACAAACCCTTACAAAATCTACAGATTCTAATACATTAGCATCAATATCAGAAGTTGAACCATTTACAAGAGAAAATAAGCAATATTTTAAACTTTCACTCTTCATAGGATATGATGATAATAATTATGTTGAAGGTGATTTTAATATTACACCAAGTACAAAAAGTCTTGAAGAGGTTTCTATAGGTTCTTCTATAATTTCTGTAGATTCTACAGTTGGATTTGCAAAAACTGGAATGGTAATATCTGGTATTAATAGTATTACATATTCAGATAAAAGTATCAATCAATTTATAGGATGCACATGGTCTTCATCTTCTGGAGTTAATAAAGACATAGACATTGCTGATAATATTAGATCTGATGAAATTTATTATGGATTTGAAGATGGAGACTCTTCAAAACGTGTAGAAGTAAGATTAACTGGAGTATTATCTAAATTTGAGCAAGTATCTAAGAATTTAAAGGTTTCTAAGGGTGATATAATCTCAGTTAAGAGTCTTGGTGATTTAATAGAAAATCCAACAGGAGGTACTAAAACTTATAAACAAAAATTTGCAAATTCTTGGATATACAATACTAGTTCTACGTATGATATTTTAAATTTTGGAGAAACTTTATCATTAACCCTTAAAAGTGATATTGATAGATCAAGTTTAAAAATAGGAGATAGAATAGAAATTGTAGAAAAAGATGGGTTAGGTGGTTCTGATAAAGTAGTATATCCTACAACAGAATTATTTAATTCAACTACCACAAGTCTTGTTGGTGGTGAAGTTGATTTTGGTTCTATTTCAGAACCTTATATTGTTGATATAAATGGACGTTCAATACAATTAAAAGAGTTTACTGGTTTTACACCTGTTTCAGGTATTTCTTATGCATTGAGAAGAAAGATCAATAAAGCAAATAGTAATATACTCCCAATTCAATATGGAAATGATAAAATTATATCTGACGTACAAAATCTTTATGTTGATAATAATGATGAATATGCATATGTTGCATCTAATTCATTACCATCAGGGATGGAAGGATATACTGCACCATATACTTATCAAATAACAAAAAATATTAATTCTGATAAAATAAATTCTGCTAATAATTTAACTGATATATTATCAAATGGTGAATATACCACTATAAAATTTGATAATAAAGCACCATTTATTACTGGAGACAGGGTATATTATCAGCCAGATAGTGTCCCTATTAGTGGATTAATAACAGGATCATATTATGTTAAAGTTTTATCTGATGGACAATCTATTAAGTTATATAATTCATCATCTTTTATTGAAGATGATGTATCTTTAAATCTTTCACCACCATCAGGAGATTTTGGTACACATACATTTACATTATATTCACAGAGATCTTCTACAATTGGAGCACAAAAATTATTAAAGAAATTTGCATTACCATCAAATATTAAAAATGGATCTAATGAATTAACTACTCCAGAAAATATTGGAATGTTGATTAATGGTGTTGAGGTTAAAGGATATAAATCATATGATAATGTATATTATGGACAATTAGAATCTTTAAATGTATTAAATGGTGGTAATGGATATGATATCATTAATTTACCGACAATATCAATTTCATCTGGAATTGGGTCAACTGCTTATGCTAGACCTGTAATTAGTGGAAGTGTTGAAAAAGTTTATGTAGATGAGTTAGATTTTGATATTGCTGAGGTATCTTCAGTTACAGTAAGTGGTGGTAATGGTGAAGGAGCAGTTCTTGAACCAATAGTTACAAAAAGATCTAGAGAAGTTAAATTTGATGGAAGAGGAACTGTAAATTCTGGTGGTGTAACAATAGGAGGATCTCAATTAATATTCTTAGAGAATCATTATTTTACTAATGGTCAAGAAGTAATATATGATTCTAATAATAATTTAGGAACAGGAGTTGGTATTGGTACATCAACATTGTCTAATGGTGGAAGGTATTTTACATCAATTGACAATAATTTGACGGTTAAACTATATCCATCATTTGGTGAATATTCTAGTGGAATCAATACTATTGTGTTTAGTGGTATTAATTCAACAGGAATTCATAAATTTAAAACTGTTTCTAGTAAATTTACATTATCAGAAATAGATGTAATTAATGGTGGTAATGGATATACTAATAGAAAATTAATTGTTAAGCCTACAGGAATTAATACTGTTAGTAACACTATTAATTTTAAAAATCATGGATTTAATGATGGTGATAAGATATTATATTCCAATGATCCTTTAGTTGGTGGTGTTGGAGTAGATATTGTAGGTTTAACCACATTTACTGGAATAACAACAACATCTACTCAATATAGAATTTTAAAAGTAGATAATCATTCTTTCAGTGTTGCAAATGCTGGTGTAGGTGGAACAATAACATCATTCTACGAAAGAAGAAAACCTGTAAATATTACATCTGTGGGAGCTGGAAGTAGTTATCATAATTTCTTCTATCTTCCAATTGAAGTTAATGTAAATTATACTTCTGCTGGAATTGGTAGTACTTCTCAAGTAATCACGACTACTCCCATAGTAAGGGGTAGTATTATTGATGCATATGTATATGAAGGTGGAGCTGGTTATGGTTCAGATATATTAAATTTTGAGAAAAAACCAAATATATCTATAAAAAGTGGTAAAAATGCTGAATTAAAACCAATTGTTATTGGAACTGAACTTACAAATGTAAATATAGAATTTGGAGGAAAGGAATATAGTTCTATTCCCGATTTAATAGTTAAAGATGTTAGTGGAAGAGATGAATTAGGTTCTGGTGCCGAATTGAGACCCGTTATTAGTGATGGAAAAATAGTTGATGTTAAAGTTATAAATCCAGGTATTGGATATTCCACAACTCCATTACATACTACTATTTTAGTTAAATCTGCAGGATCTAATGCATATATTGATAGTAAAGTCAGAAAATTATCAGTTAATACTGCGGAAAATCGTCGAAATAGTAATTCCCCAATAAGTGAATATCTTGAAGAATCTAATAATAATTTACAATATTCAATTTCTGGATATTTTGATACTTTAAGACAAAGATTTAATGAAAATAGTGATGGAAGTGTTGCATCTAATATAATTGGGTGGGCTTATGATGGTAATCCAATTTATGGTTCATATGGATATAAAGATCCTTCAATTAGTGAGAATGCACGAAGATTAATTAGTGGATATGTAAAAGATGCTTCTAACATTGAAGATAGACCATCAACTACACTATTCCCAGAGGGATTCTTTGTAGAAGATTATAAATTTACAGGTAATGGAGATCTTGATGAACATAATGGTAGATTTGCAAAAACTCCAGAATTTCCTAATGGTGTTTACGCATACTATGCTACAATTGATAATGATGGAAATCCAGAATTTCCATATTTTGTAGGTGATTCATATAGATGTAGTACATTATTTGATAATATTACTTTAGATCAAGATTTTGATTTAAATAATTCAAATTTACTTAGAAATACTTTTCCATATAAAATATCTGATAATTTTGCAGGAAATGATTTTATTATTGAAACAAATGAGATTACAAGACAAAAAGCAGTCATTGAATCTGTAACTGATGGATTTGTTAATAGTATGAATATTATTAACAAAGGAAATGATTATAAAGTAAATGATGTTTTAACTTTTGATAATGAGGGTACAAGTGGTAATGGTTTAATAGCAAAAGTATCTTCAATAGAAGGAAAAGATATAGTTAATATAGAAACTACTGTAGAAAATTATCCAACAGCAATTTTTAGATGGAAAGATGGAGATAATGTAGAAGTAAATATTCTACCAGAACATAATTTAAGAGAAGGTGATAATATTGTAGTTTCTGGATTTAGTACTTATCTTACAGAATTGAATGGCCAGCATAAGATAGGTATTACTTCATATTATTCCAATCTTATTGCACCAATTACTGGCACTCCAGGAGCTGCGACTACAGAAATATATGTAAACCAAATTCCAGATGTTTCTATTGGTAGTACCATAGGAATTGGAAG